CCACCTCTGGTGATATATAACGACAGGACGTTCGAAGAAATTGTTAAGCGCAAATTGAGTCGATGACCCAACGTCCGCCCTATGCAACGAAATACCCAAATCGTTTACCATCTCAGTTTCCTCACCCACGTAATCAGTAGCATTTTCATGGGTATCGGAATGGTTTGCTTTTCCACCGACTTTCATCTGTCCAACAGTGTCAGATTCTGTAAAGATTCTAGACTCGTGATGGTAGCAGAACTGATCAAAAGTTACGTCTCCTACTCCCTGACAACAGTTACAATCAAGTACCTGTGCAGGGGGTTCAGGGGAAATACTCCTATGACGCAGCTTGCTTACTCGCGATTTCTTGCCCTGTGCACCAAATGCAGAGCGAAGCGAGTGTGTAATGCTCGTCTTGCTCTCGGTGAATACGGCAGGAGACTGATAATGAGCCAATTGCTCACGTACTTCCAACGCCTTGTTACGGCGCCGGAGAACGATGTCGGTCTGAAGATATGCGTCTAATAGACTAAGAGCGGCTTTACGAGCTAAGTAGGCACGTTTGTGTCTAATATCGTACCCAAGATGGGGACGAGCAAGTAAATCTTCTAAGTCGAGCGCATCAACAACCGAATCCCCAGTCTTGAGAACATTCGGTTTGACTGGCGCTTTGCCCTGATGGGCAAGCTTAACGTAGCGCCGAAAAAGTTTGCGCATAACCAATTGATTAGGTAGTTTCCTTGCCTTCTCATCGGCTATAGCAGCCTCAACTTCCTGTAGAGGTGTTTTTCCTTTAAGGGTAGGAACTGCAGGGATAGTTGAAGGGGGTGCCTGGACCTCCGAAGAAATCTGGGCGTGCTCACCGCCAGCGGGGACGTGAGACTTACGATTATTTATTTGATTTAAAGTTAATGTATCCATGTTTAGTTTATTGGCCACCATAGGCCCGGTCTTACACGCAGGATTATAATGCAGTCGGCTTTCACCCCTGGAGTATAAGCGTACTATTTTCTTCCGCTACTCGTACGGGCTGCGTGAGTATAAAAATTGGATTAAAATGCTACTTACTATAGCAAAAACTCTTCCCCAAAACATGAGGTGCGGATCTCCTCAAAGGTAGGGAATAGTTTGATAACATCGTGTGAACTGAGGTCGTAAATCTCAGCGATGGTTTCCGCAAACAACCACCTCCTTCTGTCATATTCATCAGCAGGAAGGTGGAAGAAAAGCTCCCGAGCCGCAGACACGCAGCTGTCAATAAGTTGATCACGGGAGCTGACCGATCTAGAGGGAAGGTAATAACTAATTGCTTTCATTATAGAAGATAGCTCCAAAGGAGCTACCCACTGGCGAATATCCTCACGGTACACAAAAGACCTTTTAAGAAACGAGGTGTCTTTCCATTCAAGGAACGCACTCATCTCAAGCGTCTTCTGCGCATTTGTGAAATCTAACCCATATACCTCTTTACAAAACAACTGATAGTTGATGTTATTGAAATACTTCTGGGCTTTAGGCTTTACGCCAGCAAGCATGTCATCCCCGTAGACGACAGGCCGAACATAAGTAAAGAATTCCTCAGGTGTAAACTGAGTTGTTCTCGTCCGGTCAGAATACATATCGCCGAACTTGGTACACTCTTCTATCCACGCGTAAACTAATAAAATTAGCCCGCGTAGTGAGTTATCCTCGGCGGTGGCGTATTTGCCACTAGGCTGCAATGCGGGTGCTGCAAAAACATCACCACGCATCACAATGGTTGGGTACATATTATCACTCAGAATACCCCTGACAAAATTAAGCTCCTTCTCAGTATATCCGAACGTCTTTAAAACGTTATAAACAACTGTATTGGCTGCTAAACCTATGTCATAGGGCATACTCGTGTCGTACCCACCATAGTCCCCCTCCATGAATTTATCAGAGAAGGAGGTCATTTTATATACCAAATCGCCAACATCTGACGAATGCATATTAATGCCAATTGCGGCACAGAAAAGATCATCGTATTCCACCATCTTAGTATAGAATGGCGAAAGAAACATCTTATTCACCAAAGTGGCTTCGAACGGGGACATACAAAAGAC